TTAATGAACAAGGGGGACAGCCTTATTGAGTCCATTAAGTGCATATGTTAACGCTATCATTGCGGCGGAACACGTCAACCGACGTGCTGTTCTGGTCTCTCTCCATTTGTGCCCAAGAGATTCCAGACGGGTCCAGGACAGGACGGAGTTCGTTCCATGTCAATGACATAGGTGTCGTAGAAGACTGCCCATTCCCGGGGGAAGGCGGAATCGTCAATGGGCAACTGAAATGCCCCAAAATTTGAAATTCCGTCAAAATGTGATTCAAGGGTTAGTTGATCCTCAATTGAAAGACCAAATTTATCCTCTACCAGACATCTTGTTCTCATCCCAGTTGGCTTGGAAAGAACCTCCATAAGTTGATGGTTACCGAAGTAGTCCATCATTTTAAGGAAGTTTTCCCTCTCCCACGATCCCATGTGCTTGGAATTGGCAAGGTACCGAATATCACGACGTGAAGTCAGTCTTAGAATTGCTTTAGATAGTGCAGCAATGACGGGACATCCGGGGTATTGAAAAGCCATACTTAATCCCTTCGCTCTCAACAAGTCCTTGAGTCGCGAATCACGAGCGAAACAATATCGTTTCGAGGTCCAGCCAAAGGAGGCTAGCACTTTCTTGGGGTCGGTGACATTAATCAAGTCTTCCGAGTCAAAAACAAGACCACAAAAGCTGGCTGTTTCAAGGTTGGCATGGTGCTCCAACTTGACTGAAAGACCCAAAGAAATGAAATCGTCTTGAGATGGACGAGGACCGTCCATGGTGCACAAAGCATCGTCACCTTCAACAACAATCTTGACGTTCTTCGCTCCGGCTTCTTCGGCTAAGAACAACATCACTAAAAGATTGGTGAACCCATTTCCCAAGGAAGTACACATCTCCCCCGACATTCTCGTGGCTTTGATTTTGTACGTTATCCCCTTGGTCTGGCAGACATTCTTGCCCGCCAAAACCCTCCGACAAAGCTTCATAAAAGCCTTACCTCCATAGACATTCTTTGTCATGAATTCATACAACTTGAACTCACATGTTTCCATGAGTTCTTTAGTGAACAAACTCTCAAATGCGGTGTAATCGCTCGCCTCGTATTCCCCCCCAAGGGTGCCAAGGTATTCCTGGATGTAACGAGGTCGATCACAAACAGGAACATGTTTGATGAACGACCCCAAGCGATATACAGCGGTTTCGATTTGTTTAAAGTAAGGACCAAACAGACACTTGAAGATGTCCTTCCGAGCATTTATCAAACGAGCATGTTTCCATGCAACATATCCCTCATCCTTAACGAATGATTTGACAACGGCGTCATAGTCGGAGGTGGAGCCATTGTAGGCGTCCCACGCAGCCGCTAACTCGTCCTTCCGCCATTGGGGATAGTTGGTCTCGTTCAACCAAGTCTCAAAAGAAACATCTGTGTCAGGTAGAAGTGGAACCAAGTTCTGATCTAACCACTTGTCTACAAACAAACCAAACCTGGCAATTCTCTCTCCGTTTGCCTTCGGGGGCTGACACGCTGCTCTCTTACGAACCCCTTGTTCCACCGATAGTTGGTCACGAAAGTTGACTTTAGGAAGCGCATGCCCTTCAAGAGTGAGGGGGAGTGTCGAGGCCACCGGAACCCGTTCGTTCACGGCAGACTGACAATGCACTTTGATCTCGGTACCCTCCTTCACTTCCGCAGGCGGAGGGAGGGGAACCTCGTCACAATTGTAACCATACATATGGCGGCGCCACAAGGGGTTCATAGAAAAGCTGGACGCGTTTCAGCATCGCGAGAGATGGCATCGAACATTGCGCATGCCACTCTCACCGTTGCAATCTCCGGAAAATCCCCTTCGAAGCATTGGTAACGGTTGGTGTTGAGGGAAGAAAAAGTTCTGAGAATTCCATTACATCGGGAGATGAACATCTCCTTGGTTGTACCGACTTGAAGAGTCCTCATGGACATGAGATGCGCTAACAATTCCGCATTAATCATGTAAACCTTATCTTTTTCTTTGTTGGACAAGTCCAACAAACACCGGCGAATTGGTCCTGCGAAAGACGCAGGAAGGTAAAATTGGCTCAAAAGACCTCTAAGCCAAACTTCACCCACTGGCATTCGCACTTCCTCAATGATGCAATTAGCTGCGAAATACTTAAGTTCGGCCCCGCTGAGGTCTGCGGTACGCCGATCCTTATCATCATTGTGAGTATCTCGAAGATAAGAGAATCGTTGGTGTGCTAATGTCGCATCGAAAAACGGAAGACAAAAATAAAGAAACTGGAACACGCTGAGAGAGACCATGACTCCAACACTTATCGAAGTGAACAAAATGAGTCGGTCATGTAGATCATAAGCCCACCCGGCCGTCTCCACGGAACGGGTGGTAGCAATTATGTCTAGAAGCACAAAATTGCCAACCTTCCAACAAAGAAAAATGACGAGAAAGAC